CCAGCACAATTAAAGTAGATACTATATCAGAGAACACTTCAGCCAATGGGGTAGCCGTTGATGGAGTAACCTTAAAAGATGGTGGCATAGCTGCAACGTTAGCATCTACAATCACTACTGCTGATAACACGGACACACTATCATTAATATCAACAGACACAGATGATAACTCAGGTCCAAATCTTAGAATGTATCGTAACTCTGGTAGTCCAGGAGACAATTATGTTATAGGTCAAATTCAATTTGAAGGTAAAAATGATGCGGCACAGGATGTTGTTTACAACGATATAAGTATGAAAATACAAGATGCTTCTGATGGCACTGAAGATGGCATTATAAGATTTAGAAATATGCAAGATGGTACTTTAAGGCAGTATCTTTCGACTAGTGGCACAGAAACTGTCTTTAATGCAGATTCAGTAGACCTAGCCTTCCGAGTAGAATCTGATAATTCAACCAAAGCATTTTTTGTAAGTGGAACTAAAGGTAATTGTCATATAACAGGTGCTAGTAGTGCTACAAAACTAAGTTACTATAATAGTGGTATTGGTAATTTACAACTTGGTCTTGGTGGTGCACTTCATTCTTACGATTATAGTGCTATTGACGGGCCTTATTTATCAAATAATCAATACATAGATAATGGTACAAGAAAAAACATAGCTACAGGCAAGACCGCAAGATATGGAATGTATGATGGAAGGCATCTGTTTAGTACTAGTGCGTCTGAATCTGCTAACGCAACAACTACTTTAGCTCTAAGAATGGAAATTAAAAATAATGGTGACGTTGAAATTGGTAGTTTTGCAACTGATGGCAGTTCTACTGGAGTAGCGTTTGAACTTGGTGGTTCTTCTGCACCTGAAATTTATTCATCTGCACAAGGCACAGCAACAAGAGTTCATTATCAATTTTTTAATGATAATGGTATTGTTGGAAAAATAACTACAAACGGGACTGCAACATCTTTTACAACATCTTCTGATTACAGATTAAAAGAAAATGTAATAACAGATTGGGACGCAACTACTAGATTAAAACAACTTAAACCAAGTAGATTTAATTTTAAAGCTGATGCAGATACAACTGTTGATGGTTTCTTAGCCCACGAAGTTTCAAGTATTGTACCTGAAGCAATTAGTGGTAACAAAGACGCAACTGAAACAAAAACAAATGTTGTTGTAAATGCTAAGGGTCAAGTAATAGCTGAGGAAATTACAGAAGCTCAATGGACTGCTGGTAAAGTTGAAGATCAGGATGGTAACACACAATATCCAACAGATTCAACTTGGGCAGCTAGTAAAGTAGTTCCTGTTTATCAAGGTATCGACCAATCTAAATTAGTACCTTTATTAGTAAAAACTATACAAGAACTAGAAGCAAGAATTACAACGTTAGAAGGATAAACTATGGCTCTAGGTTTTGCATCTTTTGCAGATTTAAGTTTTGGCGCCGCCGGCGATACTGAAAGCTATGTAGTTGTTACCGGTAATGCTTTAACAGCTAGTGCTGGTAATACAAGTATTAAAGGTTTTGTTGATTTAGTTGCAAGTGGTAGTCAAGTTACTACTGCAAGTGGTTCAGCCACAATAACTGCCGGAGCAGTGTTTACTGTTACTGGTAGTTCAATAACTGCATCTGTTGGTGATACTACAGTTACTGCTGACGCTAATTTTGTGGTTACTGGAAGTGGTGTAACTTTATCTTCTGGTACTGCAGTTGCAAAAGCAAACGCTGATGTTGCGGTAACTGGTAGTTTAATGGGCACGGTTGGCTCAGGCTCAGTTACTATTGTGGCAAAAGCTAAAGTAGTACCAACAGGTTCTGGCATGACTATAACTACTACAAGTGCTGGAGTTATTACTTGGAATGACATTATTCCAGGAGCAACTAACACATGGACAGAAATAGCAGCATAGGGTATAATTAATTATGGCATCATCATTCTCAACATCACTAAAACTAGAAAAAATGGTAACTGGTGAAAAAGCCGGTTTATGGGGTACAGTTACTAATACTAATTTAGATCTAATCCAAGAAGCAGTAGGCGGTTATATTTCAATAGCGGTTACTAATGCTGATATTGTTACCACTATCGCAGACGGTGCTTCTTCTAATGGTCGTAATTTTGTAATTAAATTAACAGGTACTTTAGCCGCTAACAGAAATGTAACGGTTCCAGATTCAATAGAAAAAGCATATATAGTAATTGATGCCACCGATAGATCATCTAGCCATTTTACGTTAACTTTTAAGACAGCATCGGGCAGCGGGGTTACTTTACCTGTTGGCTCTACTTCTGTGTTATATTCTGATGGCACTAACATTGTTAATGCTTTAGTAGAAAAAGGTTATAAAACTACAACCACAGCTTACACAGCTGTAAATGGTGATCAAATATTTGTAGATACTGCTTCTACTGCCGTAACTATAACCTTACCGGCAAGTCCAGCAGTTGGTAATGAAGTACATTTTATAGATTCTAAATTAAATTTTAATTCTAATAATTTAATTATTAATCGCAATAGTCAACCGATTAACGGCGCTACTTCAAATTTAACGGTAAGTGAAAATGGTGAATCTTTTACATTGGTCTATGCAAATTCCACTAAAGGTTGGATTTTTAAAACTAAGAAAGATTAAGGCGTTATAAATGGCTCTCCTTGATTTTAAAATTTTACCAGGAATAGATAAACAAAACACTACCAAAGGTGCTGAGAACCGTTGGATAGATAGTGACAACGTACGCTTTAGATACGGCTTACCAGAAAAAGTTGGTGGTTGGTCATCACTAATAAATGAAAGCATTGTAGGTGTAGTTAGAAACCAGCATTCTTTTGTAGATACTGATGGTAATAAATACATTGCTCTAGGTACGGATAAATTTTTATTGTTATACTTTGAAGGTCAACTACACGACATCAGTCCTTATGATAGCACACGTCAACAAACTAGTGCAACACTAGCCACAATAAACACTAGCACAGCAATAACTATTACTACTGGTTCAGCACATGGTGCTGTAGTAGGTGACATCATAGAACTTGATTCAGTAACACTACCAAGTGGTACTGGTCTTAGTAACGCTAATTTTGAAAATAAAAAGTTTATGATAAACACTGTACCTAGTACTACTACGTTTACCATTACTTCATCGGCTGTAGCAACAGCAACTATTTCAACTGGTGGTTCAACTACAATTGAGTTTTATTTTGTAGTTGGTCCACAAATACAAACTTATGGTTATGGTTGGGGTGTATCTACTTGGGATGGATCAGTTTCTTCTGCCGCAACTACAACTTTAGATGGTTCATTATCAGACAATGCTAGTGGTACTGGTGGTTCAGGAACTAGTGTAGTCTTGACTAGCGGCACAAATTTTCCTTCTGCAGGTACAATCTTAGTTGGTGGCACTGAGCTTATAACTTTTACTGGTAAATCTACTCATACTTTAACTGGTTGTGTACGTGGAGCATTAGGCTCGACGCGGTCAGCACATAATGATAATACAGCGGTTACAAATGCTACTGACTTTACTGCCTGGGGCACAGCAATTGCTGCTAATCAAGTAGACCTAGAACCAGGTAAATGGTCACTAGATAATTTTGGTCAAGTGTTAGTTGCCACGGTAAAAAATGGTAAAACTTTTACTTGGAATGCTGGAGCCACGACACCTTTAACAGTAAGAGCGTCTCTAGCAACTAGTGGTTTTGAAACTAACAACAATCCTACAGCATCGAGGATAACGCTTATTTCGCCAACAACACGTCACTTAATTCATCTTGGTACTGAAACAACTATTGGTACAGCCAGTAGTCAAGATGAAATGTTTATACGTTTTTCTGGCAGTGAAGATATAAATACTTATATACCTACTTCTACTAATACTGCTGGTACGCTACGTATCCAAGACGGTACTAAAATTGTAGGTGCTTTAAAAACTAAAGAAGCTATTTTAATTTGGACGGACAATGCTTTGTATTCTATGAAATTTGTTGGTGCGCCATTTATATTTGGTATTGAACAAGTTGGTACTAACTGTGGTTTAGTTGGTAGCACCGCAGCAGTTGAAGTAGATGGTGTTGCATATTGGATGAGCGCTAAAGGCTTTTTACTTTATGATGGTACAGTTAAGACATTACCTTGTTCAGTAGAAGATGAAGTTTATGACAATATAGATACTACTAAAGGTCAACAGATAACAGCTGGTTTAAATAATTTATATTCTGAAATAACTTGGTTTTATCCTGCAAATAGCGATTTTAACAATAAAGCTGTGACTTATAATTATGCCGAATCAGCACAAGTACCTGGTGGTATTTGGGCTTTATCTAGTGAAGCTAGAACTTCTTGGATGGATGCTAATGTTTATACTAAACCGCATGCAACTAAATTCGATAATACTTTGACTGGAACTTTTCCAGTATTATTAGGTGAGACAGGATTAGGTAAAACACAATATTTCCAACATGAAGTAGGTACTGATCAAACAAATGAAGATGGCACTGTGACTGTAGTACCTTCTTTTATACAATCTTATGATTTTGATTTACAAGGTCAAAATGGTGATGGTAGTTTGTTTGTGTCGGTTAGTAGGTTTATACCTGACTTTAAATTATTGGTTGGCAACGCTGATGTAAACCTAGCTTTAAAAAGATACCCTGCAGAAACAGAAGCAACATCTAGTTATAGTCCGTTTACAATTAGTGCTAGCACTGATAAAATAAATACTCGAGCTCGTGGTCGTTACGTAAATATTAAAATTGAAAATAATGGTATCGAACAAAGCTGGCGTTATGGAACTTTGTCTTTAGATGTTAAGCCGGACGGAGCTAGATAATGAGTAAAATTATAATTAGAATACCTGAACCAAAAACCGAATATGAAATAAGTACACAACGACAGATTAATCGAGCACTAACTGGTGTAGTAGATCAATTAAATTCTACGTTTCAACAATCGTTAAAAGAAGAACAAGAACAATTAACTTGGTTTACAAATTAAATGGCTAATAGATATAAAAATGTAAAAGTAGATTTAACTACCACAAATGCTACAACACTATATACAGTACCTGCAGAAACAGTGTCTATAATTAAGTCTTTTATAGTATCAAATGATGATGCGAGCAACGCTTGTGAAATTACTGTAACCTTGACTAACGCTGCTGGCGCAGCATTTAGTTTATTTAAACAAAAAGATGTAGCTGCTAAGACTACAACAGAATTATTAACTCAACCCTTGATAGTAGATGAAAGTGAGATTATTAAAGTACAAGCAGAGAATGCTAATGATTTACACGTTATACTATCATTTTTAGAAATAAGCAGAGACTAAGGAGGTCATATGGCAAAATTTAAAGAACCAGGATCAATAGGATATTTATACGAGGGTGGTGTTAAAGTTGCTCAAATCAAAGTTGATTCTGAAGTATTATTAAAGAACACTGTAACGGGCCAAGAATATGAGTCAGATGACCACGGTCAATCTGATGTTGACAACCCAGAAACAGAGACTAAACAAGAACACCTGTCACGCAGTGTTTATATAAAAGTAGCAAAAATGCCAGCAATAGGTGTAGAATCGGACTTGTAATTTATGTTAAAACATAGTAAATTCAGTAATCGTCTTCACCCAAGCCTAGGCACCTTGCTTAATATTATATTGTATAAGGTCACCCATGGGAATTTTTAGTAAAATTAAAAATAAAATTAAGAAGGCAATACCAAGAGAGATAAAGCCTTTCTTACCGGCGCTCGCTGCAATTTATGGTGGTCCAGCGCTAGGTAGTTTATTTGGTGGTGGCGCGTTAGGTGGTGGTATAGGCGCTTTTCTTGCTGATGCTGGAACTCAAGAATTAACTAGTGATCGAACCCGATTAGAATCAGCTTTAGTATCAGGTATTATGGGTGGTGTAAGAGGAAGTGAGTTTGCAAAAACAGGATCAGAAAACCTTGCTAAAATGAAAGCAGATAAATTAACAGATCCAAAAGCATTTGCTAAACTTGATCGGGCAGGTAGAGCAGCAGAGTATGGATCAGGATTTCAAAGATCAGTAGGTGCAGGTTTTGATTTTGCAGATGCTGCAAGTCTTGATAAATCAGGACCTTTTTCAATAGCTGGTGCTAGTACTATAGGTACACAAGCAGCACCTAGAATTGGTTATGACGAAGTAGATAGATTAAACAAAGATATGGCGGCCCGTGCTGCAGAAAACGCTAGGCTACAAGGTTTAAGTTACGAAGAATCTTTAGGTTATGCACGTAACTATTACTTTGGTTCTAACCCAGATGCTAACGAAGAAGATTTTAATTCATTTATGGACTACTATAATAGTGATTTACAAAACCCTAGTTTAGCTAACGGTGGCCGAATTGGTTTTGCTGATGGTTCTCAAGATTACGCGGGTGATGTATATGGTGATAGAGATCGTGACAGTTTAAACATGACAGAATTTTATAAAGAATACCCAGAAACACAAGTTGGTACTTACATAAACGAGAATAGATATAAAAGCGAAAAGATAGAAAAGCTAGAAGCTAAACTAAATGAGATTATTGACATGCGTCAAAGAACTGCAGACAGAAGCAGGAACTCAGAAAACGATGGTGTGCCAAGTTTAATGGAAAAATTATTAGATAAAGAAATAAGTAATTTACATACTGAACGTTTAAATGATGATATTAGAAAATCCGAAGCACAAATAGTTGATGAACGAAATGCTTTCTTTGCAGAAGAAAATGCAAAAAAACAACAAATGATACAAGACTATTATAATAACCTAGGCGTGTATGCACGTCCAGGTAGAGCTATGGGTGGTATGATGAATGTTAATATGATGGACCGACCTAATTTTAATTATGGTAGTGGTAGACAAACTCCACAAGGCGATCCAATTGCACCAAACGTGCCACCAGGCATGCAAATGGATTTAAGACCCGGAGGTTTTGTAGAACTTGGCACCGAGCCAAGAGCCGATGATGTACCAGCTATGGTTGGTAAAGATGAATTCGTATTAAATGATAGAGCAGTAGCTGGTATAGGTAAAGCCTTAACCGGACGAGCAGACCCAAGGGCAGGGGCTCGAGCTTTATATGATCTACAAAGCCAAATGGAGGCAACCGTTTAATGGCTATAGAAGAAACTAGAACGTTACCCGCCGAATTTATTGAACAGGCCGGTAAAGTATATACAGGAAAATTATTTGGCAGTACAGGTTCTGACGGCACTATTATACCAGGTGTTTTAGGTCAAGCAGTTGACACTAGTCAATTTGCACCATCCGTTGCAGGACTATCTGGTTTACAAAAAGCCGCTATGCAATCACAAGCAACACAAGCTGGGCTGGGTAATATTAGTTATGATCCAACTACTGGACTCGCGTCAGGTGTTGGTCAAGGTACAGGCATAGGAGCCTTTCAACCTTTCTTAGATGAGTCACAAAGATTAGCTGGAGTTGATCCAACTACAGGACAAGTAACTGGTGCTGGCGTAACGTCAGCTATGGATCCATATATGTCGCCATATCAACAACAAGTTATTGATGCAAGTATGGCGTCTTATCAAAACCAACGAGCACAAGGTAGACAATCAATTGCTGATGCAGCAATACAAGCTGGTGCATTTGGTGGTGGTCGTGAAGGCGTACAACGTGGAGTTTACGACGCACAAACAACTTTAGGCGCAACACAAATGGAAGCAGATTTAAGAGCACAAAATTTTGCGCAAGCACAGGCAGCGGCACAAGCAGGTATGCAAAATCAACAAGGGCTAGCAACGCTAGCACCACAGTTAGCACAACAACAATCAACTAATGTAATGCAACTTGGTAATACTCAACAAGCATTAAGACAATCACAACTAGATGCACAAGCTGCAGCTAATCGTGAGTCAGCTTACGAAGAGCAACAACGAATTGGTTTTGCTGGACAACAATTTGCGCCACTAATGGGTGGTATCGGTGCGTCAACACAATACAGCACTTCACAAGCAACGCCACCTAGTACCTTACAAACTATCTTAGGTACTGGTACAGGTATCGCCGGTATCGCCGGTGCATTTAATAAAGGATTTGGATAATGAGTAGACCATTAAATAGACCGATGTTTAGAATGGGCGGTTCACCAAACACTAATAGTGGTATTGTGTCTGGCTTTGAACAACCGAGAAGAAATTTTGATACTGGAAGTAGACAAGAAGACGATGCGTTGTTTGACGATACTGCTGCAGCGAATAATTTATTAGGTCAAACATT